TTAAGAGTAAATGGAACAACAATTGAGGGTAGAAGTGCATCTGAACTGGCATCTGATATCGGAGCAGCTACCACTGATGATGCAACAGCATTAGCAATCGCATTAGGATAAGGAGAAAAAATGGCCAACACATTTAAGGTAGTCTCGCATGATGTCATGCCTGCTAGTGCAGGAACACCAGAAGACTTATATACAACCCCAGGCAGTACAACAACAGTTGTGATTGGATTAATAATTGCAAACATTCACACTGCTCAAGTAACTGCAAGCGTGAAACTTGTATCAGATACATCTGGTGGAGGTCGAGCAGCAACAAATACAACAACATTTTTAATTAAATCCATGCCTATACCAGTTGGTTCTGCAAAAGAAGTTCCAATAGGTGGTAAAGTGGTTCTTGAAACAACAGACAAGTTACAGATTGATTGTTCTGTCGCAGATAAGGTTTCAGTTACTTTATCCATCATGGAAATCACATGATAAAAACTCCAGAGTTTCAAGGCACACATTTGTGGGAAAGATTGTGTTGGGCAAAAGAAAACTTAGAAGGTAGGCAGTCAGATTATCGCATTGTATGGGAAGACCCAGATAAACCAGAAGAATGTTCTAAGATCACAGTTCCAGACCCTAACTGGATGGCTTGTGCTCTTCAAGGTGGCATATTACCACCAGTAGAAGTTTACTGGGCTCTAGCAGAAGATGAAGCCAAACCAGATTTTAAAAAACATACAAGAGGTTACTTACTACACAACACAAAACCAGTTGATGCAATGACAGAAGAACAGGCTATTGAATATCTCATAATGAAAGATATACCACAAAGAGTATGGAGAGAATATCAAAAGGCCAATAGACCTCGGTTAGTCATTTGCAAAAAAGACCAGTTGCCACAGACAAGAGAGTGGAGAAACGCCTGGAAGATTAACAATGATGTTTATGAAGATCAAAAAGTAGCATAAGGAGAAACCATGACAAAGACATACATTACAGATAAGGATGGTGTAACTGTAGACAGTTCAACAGTAACCAAACCATCTGACAGACACTTCAGAGGTGCTTGGGTTGTTGATGCTGATAAAAAAGTTATTTCAGAAGATATGACTGTCGCTAAGACTATTTTCAAAGATAAAATAAGAGAAGTCAGACAACCTCTTTTGGAAGCAGAAGATGTAGTTTACATGAAAGCATTAGAAGCATCTGACAGTTCTGCACAGTCAGCAAGTGTAACAAAAAAGACAAATTTAAGAAATGCACCAGCAAGCCAAGCAATAACTGATGCAGACACTATTGCTAAATTAAAAGCAGCTTGGGATACAAGTTTATTAGGAACAAGTCCTTACGCATAGAGGTTTAAATGAGTGATGAATATTTAGGTAAATCTGGTGAGCAAACCAGTTATGAGTCAGTTGTAAGACAGAATGAAAACCAAGTGGTTTCCAGTTTTACTATTGATGCAACTAATAATGGTATGTCTGCTGGTCCTGTTACTATTGAAACAACTGCTACTGTTACTGTTAATGGTTATTGGAGTATCGTATGACAAGTCAATTAAATGTAGATACCATTGTAGATAAAGCAGGTAGTGGTGGCACAAATGTTAAGATGGGTAACACATCTACCTATGTATCTGATGGTGGTAATGTTACACAGAATTTAGTTCAAGGGTTGATTAAAGCATGGTTTAATTTTAAAGGCACAGATACAGTTTCTTTGTTGGATAGCACTAATGTTGCTTCAATGACAGATAATGGAACAGGTAGATACACAGGTAGTTTGAGTAATAACATGGGTAATAATAATTATTGTATAAGTTGTGTGGGTGATTATGATGGTGGTAGTGGTGCTTCTGCTGCACATTCTGCAACAGAACATGACAACAACTCAACATCTGCATTTCAATTTCAATCTTTTAGACCTAGTGATAATGGTTACACAGATGCTCAAAAAGCACCTGCAATGATAGTAGGAGATTTAGCATAATGGCAAGTGAACTTAAAGTTGATAAATTTACAGGTGTAACCACAGCAGGTTCTATACTTGTTACAGGTGAAGGCAATAGTACAACAACTAATCTGCAACAAGGGTTGGCTAAATCATGGTTTACTATTAATGGAACTGGAACTGCAGCTTTACTTGATTCTTTTAATGTAGGCTCTTTAACAGATGATGCTACAGGTAAATTTAGTGCTAATTTAACATCTGCAATGAGTAACTTTAATTATGCACTTGCAAAGACTCATGCTGTAGATGACCCAGATGGCAGTAGTCATGCAGGAGATAATGGTTTTTATAGTCACGAAGGTGCATTACCTAAAACAACATCAGTTGCATCAGTTTGTAGTCACAATGGTGGTGATTTTGCAGATGTAGGTTATATATCAAGCAGTTTACATGGAGACCTCGCATAATGGCTAGTATATTAAGAGTAAACACAATAACAGATGCAAGTAGTAATAATAGTATTGCTACGAGTTTTGTAGCAGGTGGTAGTGCAAAAGCATGGATTAATTTAAACGGAACTGGAACTATCGCAACACGAGATACTTTTAATATTGCCTCAACTGTAGACAATGGCACAGGTAATTATGACGCAGTTTTTACCTCTAATATGAGTAATGCTAATTATTCAGTAACTGGTACTGTTGCTGACAATATACCCATTGCTTCTAATAGAGATAGCATTTTTCAATGTGTAGCAGAGTCTGCATCACAAATAAATTTAAACATTTTTTCATCTTCTCAACAGGATAGAAACCATGTTTGTGGACAAGTATTTGGAGACTTAGCATGAGTAAAGCATCTGATTTAGCAAAGACTTTAGCTTATGCCTAAACCATCTGTTCAAGAAATAAAAGCACAAATGGACACTCATATTGCTCTAACAAATGAGCGTTGGGTAGAAACAATATTACGGATAAAACGCTTAGAGCATATACTCATAGGTACAGCAGGTACAACAATCGTATTATTAATAGGTTTACTGGTTAGATAAAATGGATGTAGCCACTATTGGCCTAGCAATCACAGCAGCTTCAAAAGCATTTGGGGCAATTAAAGCTGGATTTGCAGCAGGTCGTGAAATTGAATCTATGGGTAAAGATTTAAGTCGCTGGATGGGTGCAGTTTCAGATGTGGATAATGCAGATAAGTCTGTTAAGTCTGCTTCACCTTTAAGAAAATTATTCAAAGGTAAAGAGATAGAAGCCAGTGCAATAGAAGCCTTTACTGCAAAGAAAAAGTTAGAAGCACAAAGACAGGAACTCAAGTCATTTATTAATTTTCACTATGGGGCTAATTCCTGGAATCAGATTTTGCACATGGAAAAAGAAATAAGACTGCAAAGAAAGAAAGAGATTTATGAAAGACAAGAGATCATACGCAAGATATGGGAAGGCGTAGGTTGGGTATTATTGTTTCTAACAGTTGTTGGATTTATCATTGTGCTTGCATGGTTATACAAGGAAAGTAGATGAAACCTGCTTTTTTATTAGCTTGTTATTTAGCAGGCAATCCTGCTGGTAGTATGCACCTAGCCAATGTAAATAATTGTAAATATTTCAAGGATGTTTTAGCAAAGCAATCTGTAAGGATTGGTGAAGAAAATAAGACATATGATTGTTATTGCAAACTTGTAAAAGTAAATGAAGCCATGAGATTATATTGATTTCAATCATTACGAACATTGATGATTATGTGAAAGCATGGGTGTCAAACAAACTTAATATCAGAGGTTTCGGACCATCTACAGCTATTGGTGTCCAAAAGGATAATCAACTGATAGCTGGTGTTGTGTACCATGATTATAGAGATGGGCAGATTGAATCCAGTATTGCATCATCCTCCGTGTGCTGGGCTACTCGGTCTGTCCTGTACTCTTTATTCGCCTATCCTTTTATACAGGTGGGGGCTAGAAGATTACTGGTCACTTGTGATGAAAGCAATGCCAAGGCCATGAAGATGAATAAGCAACTGGGTTTTACACCAGAAGGTATTTTAAGAAAATTATATGACCCCAATGATGCAATCGTCTGGGGTATGTTGAAAGATGAATGTAAATGGATAAAGGAAAGTAAATATGGGAAAATCGTCTCCAAGAACTCCACCAGTGCCTAATCCTAATGAGTTGATTAATGCTCAAGCAAATGCAAACAGGATTACACAGTTTACACCTTATGGTAACTTACTGTTTGGTGCTGTGGGAGACCAAGGTCAATTTGTGCAAGGTGAAGTTCCAGAAGGTAGTCAATCGGCTGCTTTTACACAGGAAACACCTTTTCAGACACAGTTAAGAGCAGCACAGGAAGGTGTTGGTCTAGGTCTTGGAAATCTTGCATTTGATAGATTAAGTGGTCGTTCTGTCGTAGGCACAGATGGGTCTGGTAATCCAGTATTTGCTGATGATCCAGATTTTCAAAATCCTTTTAGAACTGCACCTTCTTTAGGTGGTGTAACACAGGCACAGAACATTGATCCTACAACTAATTTGCCTGCTTTCCAAACCAATGTTGCAACTAACTTTGAGCAACCAACTGGTTTGTCTACTGAAGGTTTGACCAATCTTGTTTCTGATCCACAGACTTTTAGATCAAACATAGAACAGACATTGTTCAACAGACAACTCGGTTTGTTACAGCCAGAGTTTACAAGACAAAGAGATACCTTAGAGCAAAACCTGGCTGATAGAGGTATACCGATTACTTCAGATGCTTATAATTCAGCAGTTAATAGACTTGAAAGCAATCAAGGTGAACAGTTACAAAGATTATCACAACAGGCAACACTAGCAGCAGGACAGGAAGCTGATAGACTTGTCAATCAAGCAAGACAATCAAGAGCACAACAATTTGCTGAAAGAGCAGCAGCAGGTGAGTTTGGTTTAGGTGCTCAACAACAGGCATTCAACCAGGCATCACAAAATCTTCAACTTGCTAACCTTGGCCGAAGTCAACAGGTTCAAGATCAGTTACTCAGTAACCAGATAGCAAATCAACAAAGACAAAGAGAGATTGCAGAAAGAACTGCCTTGAGAGGTCAGCAATTTAATGAACTTGCAGCCTTATTAGGTGGTCCACAGATACAACAAGCAAGTTTCTTTGCACCTGGTTCTGTTGATACTCAAGGTGCTTTTGGAGCACAACAACTTGCACAACAAAATGCTTTCAACCAACAATTAGCAAACCAAAGAGCAGACTTAGGTGGTTTATTCGGTCTTGCTGGTTCACTTGGTTCTGCATACTTACTTTCATAAGGATAAATAATGGCAATTAGACCTTTTCCATCATTTAGGTTTCAACAACTCAACAGTGCTTATCAATCTGACCCTAGAAGAATATTAGGGCAACAACTGAACCAAGCAGGGGTTTCGGCAGCACCAGTTGCAACACCTTTGCAGGGTTTAGGTAGACTTGCTCAAGCCTTGGTTGGTGCAAAGTTACAAAGAGATGCTATTGATGCACAAGTTACAAGAGAAGATGATTTTAGAAAAAATATTGGAACTGCTTTGTCTGGTATTGATTTGTCAAGTACACCTGGTTTATCAGCATTGTCACAATTATCACCAGAGTTAGCTTTGCCACTTGCAGCAAATTTAGATATAAAAAGGGCAACCACTAAACCTACTGAAACATTTACAACACTTACTAATCAACAAGCACAAAATCAAGGCTTGCCAGTAGATAGAGGTCAAGTGTATCAAATTGGTAGTGTAAGCAAACAAATTAAGCCTATTGGTTCTACTACAAGTAGTTCAATGGGTAGTGCTGCTGCACAACTACAAAGAGTTATACAACTAAGCAATTTACCTAATCTTTCAAATGCACAGCAACAAGAGTTTGATGGTCTAAAAGCATTGTTATCAAAAGACCAAAGAATAAATAGAATAAATCCAGTTACTCAAAATCAAGAATCTATTGTTATACCAGGCTTAAAAATTGATTCTATCCTAACTGGAAGTGAGAACCGAGTTTCTGAAAAAGATGATGAACCAATTATTACAAAAGCAGCAAAACTAAATAAAACAGAATCAGCCTATGTATCAGACTTAGCATCAGCCACTAAAGACACTGTTATTGATATTGCATTCAATGGAGATTTACAAAGTGGTGAATATAACCAAGCTGTTTCAGTTGCTTCTGGAACAAGAATTGGTAGGGCAGGAAGTGGAGATGCACAAAGATTATTTAGGGCTTTAGATAATTTAAGTGATTTAAGACTTAGAAAAAGAACTGGTGCAACAGCTAACCCTTTTGAGGTCACTCAATATAGAGATGCTGTTATACCTGGAATTACAACAAGAGCAGATACATTTAGATCAAATATTGAAAGACTCATAACTGAATTAGCTTCACAAGTAAATTCATTCAAGCAAGGTCGGACTATCAAAGGTTTACCAAAAATTGATCTAAATGATTATTTAAAACCAGAAACACAAAATTCAAACACTATAATTAATTTACCAGAAGGTTAGTATGGCAAAAGTATCAATCAATGAAAGTGGTGCTCCAGGTGCAATCAGAGAAATAGTAGGAAATGCACCAACAAACCAAAGAAAACAAATTCTTGAAAGATTTTATCCAAAAGTTTTTACAACAGATCAAATACAAAAAGCAAATCCAAACCTAAATATTTTGGATAAATATGGCTCTGATAATTTATTCTTTTTAGATAAACAAGATAACCTAACAGTTTATAATCCACCAGGTTTAGATTTTGGCGATATTAGAAGTGTTGGAAGAGATATAGCTTCTACAATGGGGGGTGTTGCAGGTGGTATAATTGCATCTCCAGGTGTTGCTACTACTCCAATCGGAGTTGCACTTGGAGCTGAAGGGGCAGGACAAGTTTATGATAGAATAACAGACTTTATTACACCTGGTGGTGTAGAAAGACCATTGGGTAAAGAACTTTTAAGAGCAGGTGAAAATATAGGTATGGAAGCTATCGGAGGTAAGGTAGCTGACTCTGCTATGAGAGGAATAAAAACAGGTGTACAAAAGGGAGTTCAAAATTTAACTGGTATAGGCCCAGGTCAAAGAGCAAGAGATTTTGATAAAATAAATGTCCAGCCAACTGTTGCAACTCTTACTGGCAGTAGAGGTGTAGCTAATGTAGAAGAAGCATTAGGAGGACAAATTTTTGCTGCTGATATTATAGGTGCTTCAAGAGATAAATTACAAAAACAATTACAAGGTGTTGTGCAAAAAATAACAGGCAAACTTGGCCAAGCACAAAAAAATATTGAAGATGTAGGCACTATTATTAGATCTGGTTCAGAAAACTTTTTCCAAAAAATACAACAAAAAAAGGAAAAATTATATGGTGCAGCTTTTGATGCAGCAGGTGATGTTAATGTAAATTTAAATAATATAAGAACCTTAAAAACCACATTAGAAAATGAATTAAATTCTGCACCTAATACATTGAAATCTATATATAAACCTTCACTTGATAAAATAAATAATTTATTAAAAGATGCCGAGGGTGGTGCTTTGCCTTTAGGAGTTGTAAGACAGGTTAGAACTGAAATTGGCAAAATTATCGGACCTGCTACCAAGGGTAAAATTAAAATAGATACAACTGGTGATGGCAAACTAAATGCAATTTATGGTGCATTATCAAATGATATTTTTTCTGCTGTGAATAATGCAAGTCCACAAGCTGCCAAATTGTTAAAAAAAGCAGATCAATATAGAAAATTTGTTTCTGCTAAAACTGGTGGTGATGAAAAGATAATTAACGAAATACAAAGAAGAGGACTTGATTCACAAGTTTATTCTTTTGCTTTACAAGGTGGTAAACAAGGTAGTCAAAGAATAAGACAAGTTTTCAAGTTATTAACAAAACCAGAAAGAGATAGTGTATCGGCAACCATATTTTCAAAACTTGGTTACAACAAGGCTGATCCGAATGCAGGATGGTCTCCAACTACATTTATAAACGAATGGGATAAATTAGATACTGGTGTAAAAAGTATTTTATTCAATAGGCCAAGATTTAAAGAAGTTGCAAAAGAAATTGACAGTTTAGTAAGAGTAGTCAGAACAGTTGATGAAAGAAGATTGCTTAATAATCCATCTGGTACTGGTAGGGTAAGTTTAACTGGTCAAAATATATTATCACTTGGAACTGCAGGTGGCTTAGTATTTTTAGGTCAACCAGAAATAGCAGCAACAGTGGTGGGGTCTTCAGTTTTAGCCCCAAGGTATGCTGCAAAGTTACTTACAAGCCCAAAATTTATAAGGTGGCTTAAATCAACTGCACAAGTTGCTAACAAAGGTGTAAATCCACTTTCAATACAATTTGGAAAGTTAGCTGTTTTACCAGGTAAGGATGGTGAGTTAGCTGAAGCAATAAATGCCTTTACAGGCAACCTTAACGAAAATCTTTCACTGCCATTAGTTAATTTAGAATGACCAAAAAACTTCAAAAGTCATCACAATATGCCAAGTATGATCTTGATAATGATGGAATAGTTAGTGATGAAGAATTTGCTCATATGAGTGAGATTAAAAGACTTGAACATGACCTCAGAAAACAAAGAGCACAACGCAGGATGGCTACTGCAAGCCTTATTGCTATGGGTAGTTTTACTGCTGCAATGTTTATTGTCGATATTGAACGAGTACAGGCACTTTCTGATATCAGTAACCTTTTCTATATTTCTGGGGCTGGTATTGTGGGGGCTTATATGGGAGCAAGTGCGTTTATGAATAGGAACGGAAAATGAAAATGCTTACAACCAGGCAGAAAGAAGCCATGAAAAAACATAAAAAGCATCATACGAAAAAACACATGGATGAAATGACAAGACTTATGACCAGATCAAGAAATCCACTAACTTTCAAACAGGCTCATACAGCAACTATCAAAAAGGTAGGAAGATGATACAGGCATTGTTAGGTCCATTGGGTTCTCTTGCTTCTACTTGGTTGCAGGGCAAGATGGACAAGTCAAAAGCTGAGACTGAAGTAAAGGTTGCCAAGGCAAAGGCTGAAGCTAAAGTTTTTGAAACAGAAGCAACATCTCAAATGTTAAATGAGAGACATTTAACAGATCAAATGGGTGATAGTTGGAAAGATGAATTTTGGTCCTTAATTTTTGGTGCAATATTAATATGTTGCTTCATTCCTGGTACACAACCTTATGTAAAAGAAGGTTTTATTTTTTTAGATGAACACACTCCAACTTGGTTTGCCAATATGCTCTATATAGTTATTGGCTCATCTTTTGGATATAGATTTGGAAAACAAGGACTTCAATTAGTAAATAGAAGGGTTATAAATGGCAGCAAAAAAAACTAAAGCAGTACCAACCAATCCTAAACTTTATGCAAGAGTAAAAGCAGAAACAAAAAGAAAGTTTGATGTATATCCTTCAGCTTATGCAAATGCTTATCTTGTAAGAACCTATAAAAAAAGAGGTGGCAAGTATAGGACTGCAAAGGCTTAGATATGGCAAAGCCAAAAAGTGGACTAACTAAATGGTTCAAGAAAGAAAAATGGGTTGACATATCTGCACCTAAAAAGGGTGGTGGTTATGAAAAATGTGGCCGTAAAAAAGCAAAGGGCAGCAAAAGAGGTTATCCTAAATGTGTACCTTCAGCTAAAGCAAAGTCCATGACCAAGGCCCAAATCAAATCAGCAGTTGCAAGAAAAAGAGCCAATCCAAAAGCCAAAGTAAAAACAATTCTTAAAAGAAAGAGGAAGTAATGCCATTCAGTAAATATTCAAAAAAACAAAAAGCATTAGCCAAAGTAGCAAAGCCTAGAACAAAGATCACAGGTGCTGATTTTAAGAAACTTAGAAACAGTACAACTGCAAAAAAGGTTATGAAGAAAAAACGCAGAATGTCTGCGTGACACAAGATTTATTCAGACATCTAAGACTACATAAAGTACATTTACAGGAGGTTGATATGCAACTTACCGAGAACTTCACACTAGCTGAATTAACCAAATCACAGACAGCAGAAAGAAAAGGCATTCCCAACAAGCCTACAAAACTGCAAGAACAATCCCTAAAACTTATAGCTGAAAAGATACTTCAGCCAGTTAGAGATCATTATGCAATACCTTTTACACCAAATTCCACTTTTAGATCAGTAGAGTTGAGTCTGGCTATCGGTAGTTCCAAAAGGTCTCAACATGGATGTCTTGTTGTGGGAGATGCTGCAACTGACATAGAAGTACCAGGTATATCAAACATGGAACTTGCTGAATGGATTAGTAAAAACCTTGATTTTGACCAGTTGATTTTAGAATGCTTTACAGGTGGTAATACTGGTTGGGTTCATGTTTCAATTGCTGATGAACCTAGAAGACAAGTTATGACTTATGATAAGACCAATGGATACAGACAAGGATTGATTGATGGTAGCTAAAAAATATCAAAATCCTAAAGGTGGCTTGAACGCTGCTGGTCGTAAGTTTTTTAAAAGAACAACTGGAGCAAACCTAAAGAGACCTATTAAGTCTGGAGATAGTCCAAGAAGGGCAAGTTTTCTTGCAAGAATGGGTGCTTCCAAAGGCCCAGATTATGACTCAAAGGGTGAGCCAACTAGAAAATTACTTTCTTTGCGTAAATGGGGAGCAAGTAGTTCTGCTGATGCAAGAAAAAAAGCAAAAGCAATAAGTAAAAGAAACAAAACCAAAAAAGCATAAGGAGGTAATTATGTATGGTAAAAGTTATGGAACTAAAAAAAAACCAATGAAAACCAAAAAAATAGGCATGAAGAAAAAGCCTAAAAAGACAAAAAGAAGAACTGTCTAGTTTCTGTCTAGTTAAAGTTCTTGACAACCATTTTCAAATGATTCTATCATTAATGTGTCTAGTGGTGTCTAGTTTGGAAAAAAATATTCAGTGTTATCAAGGACTTATAAGGCATTACAACTGACTTTTAATCAGTGGGTCACAGGTTCGAATCCTGTCGGGCTCACCACTAATACCAGTAAGGGTTACAGCTTGTATCCCTTGTCAGCATTAGGATACAGAAAAGTTGGTTGTCCGAATTTAGTCCTAATCCACTCCGAATATAATCCGAAAAAAACACTTAAAAAAGACCTTTTTTGACCAAAAGTGTCTAGTAAGTGTCTAGTTGAATTTCAAACACTCCACTGATTGAGAACTGATTGAATGCTTTTAGTGTTTGACATACTATGCGAATACGCATATTATATAAGCACAAATAAGCAAAAACTATTATGGAGTAGGAAATGCTAACATTAAATAAACTTATGAATACAGACAGAGGTAAGCTAGTTCTTTTCTTTATGTCTGAAACTGTATGTTGGACAACAGAGCAGCTACAGTTTGAGATCAAACAACAAAAAGGTTTGGCAAAAACATTTATCAGAAAACTAAGGGGGCAACCATGATGCAGCACTCTTATGACAAGTCCAATAATGTCTTTTATTACAGAGATCGAGGCAGGAAGGTTGCTACCTCTGCTACTGTTGAAGGACTTGATAAAAAACTTATTGACCTAGGTTACAAAGTCAAACCAAGAAAAGAAACAAGTCAAGTAACTGTGCAAGATGCTTTTACTTTATTTTTACAAGAAAAGCAGCCACCAGTAGTAAGAGAAAAAACTTATCGAGATTACAAGAACTTCATTAATATTTACAATGAAGACAATAATTTGCGTATTGATAATAAACTTATCCTACATAAAAGGTTGTTTGAAATAGATAGAAGTTACATGTTATCTGTTTTGAAGCTACTAAAACATAGATACAGTAATAAATCAGAGGTCAGTATTAATCACTGGTTTGGTATATTGAAAAATGCCCTTGGCTTTACTTATGAATATTATTCTTTCAATACAAATCCTATGATTGACAAAGAACTAAGATTTAACTTTGAAAAGAAAAAAGGGTGGTCACCTTCAAGAAAAGATGCCTTGATTGTCCTTGATGCAGTAGATAAATATTGTCTACCGTCTCATGCTTTATTTACGCATCTGTGTGCTCATGGTCTTAGGGCTTCTGAAGCTAATGGTCTAAAAGTACATGACTTTGACTTTGAGAGAAAAAGGTTTGAGATAGTAAGAACAGTAGATGCTAATGGTTGTGTTAATAAAACAAAATCATCCTCTAGTGCAAGATTTGTTAAAATGGATAGTCATCTTATGAAGAAGATGCTGAAGTTTACAGAAGGCATGAAAGCGACAGATTGGTTATTCACAGGTGCAGGTGGTAAACCCAAAGGTCAAAAAACTCTCAGAGAAAATGGACTGAAGAAAGCCCTTAGAATTCTCAGAAAGAAAAACCCAAACTTTATCTGGAGAGGTGGTATGCACCCACTCAGACATTATTATGCCAGTATTGTATTACAAGTAGGCATAAAAAAAGGTAAGTCACCTATATGGATGAGTAAGCAGCTAGGACACTCTAGTTTTACCACAACTGTCAATATGTATGGTCATATTATTGATGATGATGATGATGCAATGGCTGAAGAATTATCACCAACTAAGAGATAACAAAAAGGTTTCTGGCTCTTCCTAAAGACCTTTTTACTTTACCATCTTCCTCTAATCTTTTAATGGCATACTCAATGGCATCACTAGACCTAATGTTTACTGCTTCCATAATCTCTTTTCGAGTTGGTGGGATGTCATATTTTTTTGTATATGTCTTCGTAAACTTTAGTATTTTTTGTCCTAACATTGTCATTTTTCTGCATCCTTATAAGTCTTTGTAAATACCATTCAGCTTTCTTTAAATCTTCAACACCATTTTTGTGTTCATATCTCCATACATATTTTATGATGTTGCCTTGAAGATAGTATTTAAAACCATCTCCTAAAGCTGAAGCTATGGCATCAATAGTTTCCACCTCACCTTTATTGTAATGAGGTGGTTTGTTTATTAAGTCTTTTGGCATTACCGAGGTCTTTGATAATTTCCGTCAAACTGGCCATAATCATTTTCCGATTTTGGGGCTGGTGTGTTTTGTTGGGGATCACCTCCCTGGTTTTGATAGCCACCACCTTGATTCTGGTAGTTATTTTGATTTTGCTGATAGCCACCACCTTGGCTTTGTTGATTTGGCTTTTCGCCTTTACGACACAAAATCTCAATACCACCTTTTTTAGGATCAAAGTTTCTTAGTATAGTAGGATGGTTATTTCCCATGTTTGGATTAGGTGGTAGGATTACACCTATCCTTGTGGCATATTCCCATTTATATCCATTCATTTTGTTGCCTTCAACAAAGTAAATATCGAGTTGTTCATTTATCATATTGTAACCTGCTTTCTGTTAAGTTAAAAAGTTGTTTGTATAAATTGTATAATTCTGGATCATCTTGAAATATTGCTATTTCATTATAAAGTTTTTGATGAAGTCCAGGATTATCCTTATCACCTAAAAGTTGTTGTAAATTCTGACAACCATTTAAATGTCCTTGTATAATGGCAAGAGCAGCTTGTTTTCTGAAATTGTCATTTGTACCAAGATATCTATCAAAGGTAGCTGCACAAATTCTTGTCCATTCTATGACTTGTTCTGGTGTAACTATAGTTTTTGCACCAACACCATTTTGAACTATGCCACAACAAAAAATGTTTCTACTGTCATTTCCATTCTTTTGATAAGCCATTAATAGTACCCCATGCCATAAAGTAAGAGGTAGACGATATAGATGCTAAAAAAAAGCATTCCCATACCAATAAATTCAATAAGCATTTTTAAAAAATTCATTCGCATCTCCAAAGTTGTTTAATAATTGCTAGTGTGTCTGTATCAATGTCATTCCAAACATAATGATTGAAATTAGGTGTAATTCTTCTTGTTAGGTCCAAAATATCCTTTGAATCCTCTATAAGGTTTTGTCTTGTAAAAGCACTAATTCTGATATCTTGGAAGCTGCTATTAAGGTAGCTTTGTTGCATCCTCTCACAGTTATCTTCATCAAATATCTTGTAATCAAAAGCCGAAGCATAAATAACGATTGGTTTTTTTCTAGCTAGATAAGTGTATATCGAAGCCTGTCTAATGGTATGTGGCCTTGGTGCAGATAAAGCATAAGGTTTTCTCTTTTTAATCTGACCATCTTTACCTAAAGGCAACATTGCACCAGACCACTGCGTTTTCAGTTCTATAAATTCTTTCTTTGTTTCAAAATCAATGAAGCCACTAACAGGACATTTAAGACCCTTGACATCTTGATTATAGGTCGTTTGTGTATCTGTTATTGTTGTTTTTAATTCACTGAAAGCAGCTAGTATATTGTCAACAACATCATTAAGCTGATCTAGGCATACTGCCTTTTGAAACTTATCTTTTTCAGTTACAGGTTCATGTAAAGATAATACTTCTTTCCAATGCTGCCTTGCTTCTTTTTCTGGCTTACCACCTAAGATATCTTCTGCACATGACTCGGCACATTTACCAGACCTCATCTTTGCATTTGTAGGTGATAGCCTGTCTCTTTCAACTGGACCAAAGTATTTGACTATGAAATAATCCTGTGGACAGGTCTCAACATCTGTTCTGCTATGTGTCCATGTCCAATCTTCATTATAAGCGATATCTAGCATAAATATAGTTATATGTGCAAATACGCATATAGTCAAACAAAAAATATTAGACATAAAAAAAGCCACACAAAATGTATGGCTTGTATTAGATTATTCTAAAAAGAATTATGGGGCAAACAAGCACCAATCAATTAAAGTAGCACCAACTATCTCATCACAATCATGTATAATTTTGCTATCGTAGCCAAACAAACAGAACTTGCCCTTATAAAAAGAGCAGATACCCATCCACCTTCTATCGTCTGATGACTTGGCATAGACAAGCCTTCCATTGGCATGTGATAAATCGTTCATAAATTGATTTTTGAAAATATAAAATTTATTATCTTTTCTAAAATTACTAAATCTAAGATTTGGATTGATTTTGTTTGAGGTATTATTACTTGATACTTCACAAACTGCACTTCGATTTTCATAACCTTTATAGTTATTTGTTGCAATTTGTGATGGCATACCAGGATGAATGCTCCTAACAGTATAATCTGATGCCCAATTACCTATCACTGGTAGGCTAACCAAATCAGTTTGTTTTGGTATATCAAAGGCCTCATGAAATTCTGGATATGTTTTTTCCAATTTATTTTGTGTCTGAGCAGAGAGACCATGTTTGGCTCTACCTTCTCTGTCATTTAAAAAACCAGTAATGGTACTAGGGGCTATTCCTGCTTCTTGTGCCAACTGACTTGGTGATATTCCATGCTTGCGAGAGAGGTCAAGAATGACCTTCTTCATGTGTTCTTTCTCCATGTCTATGACATTATCATCTCTTACACTCATATTCTACTCCTAATTTACTCCGATTGCGTTATCGCATATATTATATTAAATTTGCATATATGTCAAATAACAGCAATAAAATGATGATAAAAGCCATAGAAGACACATTTGGTAGTATTTATGCAGCTAGTCAAAAACTAGATGTTGATTACAGTACCTTATACAGATGGAAGCAGGGTACTCAGTTTCCCAATATCAAAACCATAGAAAAGATTATGAAAGACAATCCAGGTCTTAACCAACTTGTAAAGGATTATACAAGCTGATGTTGATGAGACAGTGCAAAGTTTGTAAGAAGTTTAAAAAATTTGCTGACATGGCTTACAATCGCTGCGTTTATACTGGTCAAAAAAAAATACTGAACAAATGTAATATTTGCCTACAACACGAAAGAAGAAATAAAAAAATTGTCAATCCAGACTCACAGATCAAACCATCCGTCTATGTAGAAGAAGAAGCCTTCTTTGAGGATGATCCCAGAGCACTGAGAGAACAACAAAATGAAGTGGGAAAGGTCATACATAAAGGCACTGAGTATCCAAAAGGCAAGGTTGAGTATGACTGATTATATTTTACCAAAAGAAAATGTACAAATTAGTTTTAGTGGTGGTCGGACTTCAGCTTATATGTTGTATAAAATACTAGAAGCTAACAACGGATTACCAAAGACAGCAAAAGTAATATTTACTAATACTGGTCGAGAGATGGAGCAGACTTTAGATTTTGTTCAAGAATGTTCCGATAGATGGAATGTTAATATTATTTGGCTAGAGTATGATATTGTAGATAATAAAAATACTTTTAAAATTGTAAATCATAATTCAGCAAACAGAGATGGAAAGCCATTTGAAAAACTTGTTTTAAAATACAATAGGCTTCCAAATGCATTACAAAGATTTTGCACAGGTGTTTTAAAAATACAAACTGCTGGGAAATATTTAAAATCTTTAGGATGGCATCATTGGTTAAATGCTTTAGGCATCAGATATGATGAGAAACATAGGGCAAAAACTAAATTTAGAGATGGATTTTATCCTTTTTTTCCGTTGGTCAATAATAAAAATAACTTAAGTGATATTGAAAATTTTTGGCAACAACAATCCTTTAAATTACAACTACCTATTGTTAAAGGTAAGACTTTGATGGGCAACTGTGATCTATGTTTTCTTAAATCTGAAGCACAGTTAGCCATGATGATGAAACAATACCCAGAAAAATCTAAATGGTGGATTGATCTAGAAGCACACACTGGCAAACAATTTAACAGAGATCGAAATTTAAATAAAATGAATGAATTTGTTTATAAACAACAAGATTGGGTTTTTGACCAACAGGATTATTTTTGTCAAGCAAATCTTGGAGAGTGTACAGGATGACTGATAGCAGAAACAAGGGCAAAGGTTTTGAATATGAAGTCATACAGCTTCATCAAGATCATCTTGGTCTACAACTAAAAAGAGACATAGAACAATACAGAGTACAAGATCATGGTGATCTCATATCAGAAGATAAAGACTTTCCCTTTGCTATTGAATGCAAAAGAAGAAGAAAAGGTTTTTTGCCAGATAAAGACTGGTGGGTACAGACTTGTACTGCTGCTAATTTATGTAGGAAAATTCCTATTTTAATCTACAGATTTGACCGATTACCAGTGAGAGTAAGAGTTCCAATGTCTATCTTAAACAAGGTAGAAGTACAAGAAAGAGATTGGAGATATGTCACTGACATGGATTTTGACACTTATGCCATGATTGTAAGAGAGATGTTATGACATGGTTATGCGTCTTCTTGATTTATTTAGTGGCATTGGTGGTTTTAG